AGGCCACCAGCCCGACTCCAACTCCAACTCCAACTCCAACTCCAACTCCAACTCCAACTCCAACTCCACCTACTCCAATCCCGGAACCAACTCCGTACTCTTTTACCAAAGACTTTGACTTTGTAGAGTACCGTCCTGCCCACATCACCAATGTACAAAGGGCCGTGGACAATCCCGGAATCACGGTCTTCCCTTCTAATCCGCAAAAAGCTGTCATCCACCAGTTCGATGCGAAGGCTAAGAATCCGTCTCTTGACGGTGTAATTAACCACTTCGCCACAGAGCGTCCGGGATCTGAATCTTCCGCGCACTTCTCTGTCTCTGGACAGAGGATTGTTCAGCATGTATCATTGAAAGATCGAGCGTATCATGCGGGGAAGGTCGGAAACGAGTATGTGGGTATTGAGACTGATCCTCAACAGGACGCTGAGACCATAGCTTCTGTAAAGAAGCTGCTCAAGGCTTTGAAGGAGAAGTACGGCTATGAACTCGGTACGACGCTTCACAAGGATGTTCCCGGAAACGCCACAAACTGTGGTGTGGAGATTAGTTTGGCGGATTACGTTCTGGATTCTGTTCCGGTTATACCGATCCCAGTTCCAACCCCAGACCCAACGCCCACTCCCGTTCCGGACCCGACTCCGGAACCTCAGCCACAACCACTCAATGAAGAAGCAGTCATTGACGATTTCCTAGCTTCCATCAAGGAAGCCCACTTCCGCAAGAAGTAAACCCGCTATACAAAGAAAGGCAGAGGGTTAATTTGACTCTCTGCCTTTCTCTGTTATAAAATTGTAATCTGTCCATGCCACTCACCTACAAGAAAGAAAAAGGCAGCCTAGCAACACTCGAAACAACCTCAGGAATTATGAATACTTATACTAAACTCACTGCCCTTGCAACTACTATCCTGCTGACTTCGGCTCTAGCAGCACCAGCAAATGCCGAAACTTCCGTAGAAGCGACTCAACCCGAGATCGTTACAGCGTCACTCCCAGTGACCGCTGATCCGGAAGCCACGATCACCTTTGACAAGCCAACCGTTGAAACAGTTGCGGCACCCCCAGTCGTAGCACAGCCAGAACCGGCTCCAGTTGAGGTCAAGGCCAATACCAAATCACTACCAACCACAACTTCTGTAGCTGCACAAGTCGCTCCCGCTATCCAGTCTGCTCCTGCCTCCGGCAAGGGAGCAGCCATTGCGGCTGCTGCATATGCTCAATTGGGCGTAGCTCAGGATTGCACCAGACTGGCTACTAACGCTCTAGCAACCGTTGGAATCCATCACCACGGATGGCCTGCTTCTTATATGTCGCTTGGAACCATCGTCTCTGATCCTCAGCCGGGAGACCTCATTTATTACTCCAATGCTGGCGCGGGTGTTCCGCACATTGCTGTCTACGTAGGTGGCGGTAAGGCTGTGCATGGAGGATGGAACGGCGGAACTACGTCCCTCCAGTCTGCCTACCTTGGAAGCGGACCAGTTTTCATCCGAGTTGCGTAACGCGTAGCTCTACGCTATAATGGTATAGCCGGTTCTCGCAGGTGCGGCCTTTGCTCTCATAAGGCAGACGGCTGGGTTCGAGTCCCAGTTCCGGTACATGGAAAACATAAGTGAAGAGGAAAAGGAATATTTCAAGGAATTTGAGTGTATAGACTGCTCAGTCAATACACACTTCATCCGTGAGTATTACATGGTCCAGTTTGACTTATGGTACAGTGTCGCCAATGAGGGGATGCTGTGTATCGGATGTCTTGAGGACCGTCTAGGACGAAACCTTACACCGGAGGACTTCATTGATGCTCCAATCAATTACGGGATCTTCGGATTCAGTGACCGGATGAAGGACCGACTTGGCGAGAGGTTTACAAATGCCTGACATCATATGGGGATTTCAAGGTGACTCCGGATTCCTGTCCAATTTTTATCAGTCTGACCCTATTCTCGCCTACGGGAAGTCGTTCAAGACAGGGGAACATCTGTTCAACGCCCTCAAGACTACTGATCCTGCTGAGGCTCAGTTAGTTATTGATGCCCCAACACCGGCAAAGGCCAAGTGGTTTGGTCGTCGTGTAACTCTGAAACCAAACTGGGACGAGTCTGGACGATTCATTGCCATGAGGGCGACCCTTGGTGCTAAGTTCATCGGTAACGAATACCTCACAACTAGACTACTACTGACTAAAGACTATGAGCTTTGGGAGGCCAATACATGGCATGACAATTTCTGGGGAGTCTGTATCTGTCAAACCTGTGAGAAATCTGGTCTCAAGGGAGAGAATCACCTTGGAAAGATGCTCATGGAGCTACGGACGGATCTACGAAAGTGGAGCCTCACATGGCATGGTGGTCCTCCCATCACGCCTCAAGATGAAAGACAAATATGACCCTATGGTATGAAGGCCCCCTGCTCACCCTTGACACGGAAACAACGGGCGTAGACGTTTTCACGGACAGAATCGTTACGTGCAATATCACCTACGACATTCCCGGTCAGGAGCCTTATGTGGCGAACTGGATGATCAATCCGGGAGTCGAAATCGCGGAAGGTGCCAGTGCTGTACATGGAATCACCAACGAGATAGCTCAGCAGTACGGTGGAGACCCCTTCACCGTACTGTCAAATATCGCTGAACACCTGAAGAATTGGGATGATCTTGGAAATCCTGTCGTTGTTTATAACGCTAGTTTCGATTGTAGCTTGCTTGTTGTTGAGTTTGATCGTTATGATATCCCTCAGCCTACTGGTTTTAGCCGTATTATCGATCCTTACGTATTGGATAAGGCGCTAGATCCTTATCGCAAGGGAAGCCGAAAACTAATTGACACAGCACGCCACTATGGCATAGAATTGTCAGAGGAAGATGCACACAGCGCAGACTTTGACTCTATGGCTTCCGTTAAGATTTCTCGTGCCATTGGAAAGAGGTACGAGATCGATGCTCCGATTGAGGAAGTCCATGCCATGCAAATCAAGGCTAAGGCCGCGCAAGCTCGAAGCCTGCAAGAATATCTGCGTAAGAAAGAGAATGACCCCACGATTGTCATCAACGATCAGTGGCCCATCCAGACGAAGGACTTGTTTGACATGTCATAAGTTTATGATATAATTTAGGAAGCAGGGTAGAGAAGTTCGGAATCTCGCTGGGTTCATATCCCAGAGAACGCATTAAAGTGGTTCAAATCCCGCCCCTGCAACTGGGTCTTCGGACTCTATTCCTCTGTCGTTCAAAGGCAGGACCGGTCGCTGTTAACGATCAGATCGTGGTTCGAATCCACGCAGGGGAGCGCACTCTAATCCCGGCGACGGCGTTAAACATCCCAACAGTGTAGTGAACCAGCCACTCGGTTGAAGCTCCGTAAAAGCTTTTATGGGGTCACATGTTCCAAGGTGGCGACCGACCTTTGCAAGGTCAGTGTGAAGAGTTCGATTCTCTTTGGCTCCACTCGGTTTGCAAGTTGTCCGTAACAACTGTATATTTTAGGTTACAACGGAGTCCTAATAGAAAGGTATTTCAATGGCCCTTCTTCATCAGTGTTATGAATGTGCAACCCTCGTCAATGAGGAACCGGACGAATATGGAGTCGTTCTTTGCAACAAACATAAGACTTGCGAGGAGAGAAATACCTGTGTTATTCTGACTTGAGCAGGAGGCTTCGGCCAATTGCGACACGTCACTGGAGTGTGGCTCAAAATCCAGTATCCCCTCATAGTGTAGTGGTCCAACACGCCTCTCTGTCGAAGAGGTAGCACGAGTTCGAATCTCGTTGGGGGGACCAATACTCTTCATTCAATAAAGCCATGGGGGAATACAACAGGAGGTCCTAATGGCAACAGCAGAAGAGATCAAACAGGAAATCATCGATTGGGCCAGTGAACGAAACAGTATTAATGTTCCGGATATATACAAGGCCTTTGAAAAGTTCGTCGAGATTCTTTCATGGAGGAGGGCTGAGATTCGGCTTGCCTCAGGAATGGCAAAGCTGGTCGAGCGATTTGGTGGCGACGGTTTAGGCGGACCAACATATGTCGTTTTCTGTGTCGGTTATCAGTATTTCCGCGTAAACGGGGAATACAGCGATCTTGGCTTCCATTGGGATGCTCACGATCTTTACGAAGTCCTGCCAGTCAATACCGATGTGATTGAATATCTCAGAAAGAATTCGACAGACTCAATCTAATGTGTTAAAATGTTATCGGAGGCTATAGCTCAACGGTAGAGCGCCTGTTTGTGGCACAGGATATCGGGGTTCGATTCTCCGTAGTCTCCCTTGAAGGTACGGCCTCAGTCTGCTAGACTGGGGCCGTATTGCTTTACCCTTGTAGCTCAGAGGAAGAGCCGTGGTTTCCTACACCATGTGTTTGCGCTGGTTCGAATCCAGTCAGGGGTACTCAATAAAAGAGAAAGGAAATACTATGACAGTAAATATTTACCTTGACGTGGATGGGGTCATAAACTCATTCCACAAGTCAAAGGCTGCTGGCTGGGCAGGCGACTGGAAGCTTGCCAAGGTCATAGGATACAAGATTCACTGGTACACTGACCTTGTTGAGGAACTGAACAAGCTCTCCAAGATGGAGGGAGTCAACATGGTCTGGCTCACCACGTGGCAGAATCAGGCTGTAACAGATCTGTGCCCTGCCCTTGGAATTGAAGGCACCGAGTGGCGCGTTCTATACGCTGAGGATAAGCATGACCTTGCTGACCTCCGAAACTGGTGGAAGCTCCGTGAAATCCGCAAGGACATAGCCCTTACGGAACCGGACAAGATCATCTGGATCGATGACGACTTCAAGTATGACCGAGAAGCCATCGAATGGGCCGAGTCAATTTCGGACAAAATCCTTCCGATTTGCCCGTTCTCAGACTGGGGAATGACAAAAGAAGATTTTGATGATATAATTAAATTCATCAACTCTTAAGTTGAGTAAGGCGGGTATGGCCGAGAGGTTTAGGCGACAGTCTGCAAAACTGTTTACTCCAGTTCGATTCTGGATTCCCGCTCCATAACGACACAGAAAGGGACAACAATGAGTATAGCAACGCTACAGGTGAAGGTGATCAACGCCTCCTACGAGGATCTGGGACCTACCACACTGGACCGTGCCATCATGCTTGTTGAGGTTCAGGGTCGCGCTGAAGTTATTGAAGTTGATGAGACTCGTCTGCTTCGCACAATGGGAGGAAGGGAATTCTTCCTTCCCAAGGTTATCCGTCTTCTCAACATGATCAAAGTTCCGTTCCATTACGGGCCTGAATACTTCTCCAAGTCTGGCGTCCTTCGAAGAGACAATTTCACATGTGGATACTGTGGAAAGTCTTCCAAAAACGGCCTGACCATGACTCACGACCACGTAATTCCACGCTCACGCGGTGGAGCGGATACTTGGGAAAACGCTATTACAGCTTGCACGAAATGTAACTCCAAAAAAGCAAACAGGACTCCGGAAGAGGCTAATATGCCTCTCCTGTGGGAACCAACAGTACCGCTTCGCCTATATTTCAAGTCCAATAAACCAAGACGTAAGAAGAAAAATAGTTAGTGTTCAAAAGTATCATCAGTCGAGACCAAGGATGTCCGTGGGGAAGCTCAGGACAAACTAGCGCGACATGGCTCAACGTCCCGGTTGTGGAAGTCAAGATCTCAGATCTAGTGGCTACCCAACCGGGCGTTCTGCTTCATGCACTTTCCGATGACGCACCCAAACCTGTCGGAGGCGACATTTTCCCCCATGTTATACTCTACAAGGGAACCTACTACCTTGAAGACGGTCACCATCGAACTGTACGCGCAAAACTCTCAGGACAAACTACAATGAAAGCGAGACTTCTAAAACTATGATAAAGTATCTAAAATGGCTATTCTCCAGAGACAAGTGTGAGCACAAGAGGATTCAGTGCATCCACGGAGACCCGATCATCGCCTACAACTGGCAGCGCTCCGGATGTCTGGATTGTCTAGCCCTTTTCCCTGACCTACCTAACATCTGCTCAATCACCAAAAAACCCCACTAACTTGATCTTCTTCTGGCAACGGTGTATCCTTTCCTTATGGAACAGTACATCATAGTCAAAGTAAAGGACTCCAAGGCCGAGTTCCCCAGCAAGCCGTATCGGGACCCCTCCACTGGAAGATGGTTCTTGCCGGATACGAATCTTGCCAAGGTCCGTAAGGCGATCCATGAGGCGTCCAAGGAGCAGTTCATTGGATTAGCGGATATGGTGACCCACACCCCTTACATGAGTAAGGAGGACTCTGAGACAATCGCGGAGATCTTTAACCGGAACATGGAACGCGCTAAGAGGAACTACCGAAAGTCATAACAAAGAAGCCCCCGTCTAAAAGACGAGGGCTTTTCTGTTATTCAAAATCGAGATATTTTAGCTTTCCATCCTTTGTGAGGAAGGAAACGGCAGAAGGATTTCCGACCTTACCTGTCCGGTGCCGGAAGTAGGTTGACTCCTGCTCAAAGGAAGGGGTTCGGATAATGTGCTTGAAGTTCTCTTGCTCGTACATTCCTGTGTGGAAATGGCCGCACAAAAGGATGTCAGCCTCACCAATGGAATGTCCTCCCCAGTGCTGCCCGCTCCACCAATCCCAGTGCTTGCCACGAGTCCACTGGTGTCCGTGTGCGTGACCGATCTTGGAGCCTGCCACGTCTACGACCATCGTTAGCTCGTCATATGGGACCTCCAAACACTCCACGTGACCAAATGCTTCAGGATTGAATGCAAGGCCCTGAGAGACGGCTCTGAGCGCGTCTACGGCCCATGAATCGGAGCCATCAGTGCTTACCGGTTCCCGCTGCGCTTCATCGTGGTTTCCCGGAACAGACACAACGATCAACCTGTCCGTAAGAGGCGCAAATGCCTTTACTGTTTCAATGAAAAGTTGACGAAGAAGGTTGACCTGCTGTGTGGTGCTAAGGACCGTCCGACGTGCATTGCGCCCTCCTTGTGACACCATTCCTTCAATACAGTCTCCGACAAAGGAAACGAGGATCGGCCCGATCTGGTCACGATGCTCATAGACTTTGTTGACAGCGTTTTGAAGTGATTTGCGGTACCTTCGAACAGTACCGTCCACGCCGTCTCCGTCACATTTTCCAAGCTGAAGGTCTCCGGCAGCGAAGACAAACGCATAGTCTCCGGTGGTTACAGATTTCTGTGGCTTGACATCTCGAATGAGGCTGATAAGCTCAGAGATATCAACGGTATTTAGCCTTTTACGGATGTTGAACTTGTACGATGTCCTCCACGACTCGTCGTACACTTGCCACTTGGAGAGGCGTATCTTTCCGTCGATCTCAAACTCTTCAGGGTCTACGCCGAATTCGGCAAGAATTTGTGAAAAGTCTGTGATCTTGTCGTCTGTCTGTGGCGTCGTTGTGACTTCACCCGAATCTCCGTCGATCTCAACCCGTGCTTCCCAACCTTTGGGAGGAGTGACAGGAGGATTGACGACTCCAAGGAGAGGAGTGGGTGCTGCGTGCTTGCGGAGATGATTAGAGACAGCATCGGGAGAGATTACGAACGGGAAGTATTTCGAGCTTACTTTTGTAGAGATGGATTCGTATGTCTCATTGTCTGCCCTCAGAACTCTGATGTAGTTCTGGATCTCTTCGGGAGCGTTGCATGTTCTGCACTGAGGTTCATAGCCGGTGGGGGTATTTGTCATACCCACCAGTTTACCATACAATACTCTTTTGCGAAAATCTTGCGCGTATGGTAAACTAGACTCATGACAAACACAACCCCTAATGAAAACATTTCTGATCCTGTCAACCACCCTTCACACTACAATCAGTACCCTGTAGAAGTCATTGAACTGACTCGACACATGAGCTTCACTCGCGGAAACGCAGTCAAGTACATCGCACGCGCTGGACACAAGGGCGGTCCCGAGAAGGAACTGGAAGACCTCAAGAAGGCCAAATGGTACATCGAAGATGACATTGCTCAACTTGAGAGGAAACTTGCCAAGAAGGAAGATTCAAACACTAAAGGTGAAAGCTTCAATCCCAAACTTGGTGACCTGCATGACATCGCTGACAAGGAAATCGAAGCTATCCGTTCAGGAGTCAAGGGTTAAATGATCGGAGATTACCAGAAGTACGAAGTAACAGCCAAGTTCACCTTTGAAGCCGAAGTCTTCCCTGAAGACCCGAACGACGTGTATCAGCTTGCAGAGCTTGAAAAGGGAAGCCTTGAGGAATTTCTCCGTTCGTCCGTACCTGATATAGAGCTTCAAGAACTTACCGTCACCCCTGTTATCGGAGAATAATGAAAGTACTGGGACTAGCTGCGGATAATGGAGGTTGCGGCTTTTACCGTTTGCGTGCCCCTGCCGAAGAGCTTAGACTTCTCGGGGTTGATATCGAGATTGCAGATGATGGAGCAGTGGATGCCGACATTACCATGAAGAAGGACGGGTCCATGCAGATCAATGAGATCTTCACCGATGCCGACCTTATTGTGGTTCAGCGTCCTCTCAGTTCCACCTACTATTCACTCATTGAGCAGGCTCAGCGGCAAGGAATCGCAACTGTTGTTGAGATTGACGATGACTTCTCTACCGTACATAGACATAACATCGCTCATGACTCGATGCATGAAAACGAAAAGTTCGGACCTCAGTGGGTGGAGAAGTCAACCGAGATAGCTGACCACGTAACAGTTTCCACTCCCCAGCTAACAAAATACGCCCGCCATGGAAGAAATTCGATCCTGAGGAACTGTGTCCCTCAGTCCATCTTCTCCGTGACACCAAAGGTAGCTCCACTCCACCCGCGTCTGGGTTGGACAGGAAGTGTGCAAACCCATCCGGACGACCTACAGCAAACAAAGGGGGCGGTGGCAAAAGTCCTTAAGTCTAACAATCTTTTGTTCAATGTCGTAGGAGATGGGCAGTTCGTCCGTACCAATCTAGGCATTGACAAGGATGTGGAGGTCTACGCCACAGGATGGACTCAGGATATCAATCTCTACTATCAGGCCGTTCATGACTTCATCGATATCGGAATCACCCCTCTTGAGCTTTCTCCGTTCAATCAGGCGAAGTCCGCCTTGAAGGGTCTAGAGTATGCGGCGCTGGGTATCCCCTTCGTTGCCTCTCCCACGAGAGAATACGAGCGGCTGGAGGCCTACGGGATAGGGAAGACAGCAAAAACTCCTGCTGAATGGCGCAAGCATTTGCAGCGGATGATCGACCGAAGCAGCGAAACCGAGCGGATCGCCAAGGAGTCTCGTGATAGAATGGAAGCAATGTTCACGTACAAAGTGACTGCTCCCGAGTGGATTGAAGCTTGGGAGAAGGCTATTACCTATCGAAAGACCCAATCATGAATAAAGCGCAACTGCTTGAAGCCGTCAATAAGCTCCCAGATGACATCAGAGGAATCATTGTAGCCACGGACGCAGAGGGGAACGCCTACTCGTTCCTCGATGAGATCTCCGTGGAGTACGTGTATGGACAGGACTTTGAATCTGGATACGTTGAATCCATCATGTCTGTTGAGGACATTCTTGAGGACTCCGACGAGGAGGAAATCCCGGATGACTTCTCGAAAGTTGCGGTGATCTGGCCGGTCTAAGACCGGGCCAAAAATTATTTTTCTCTTAGTGTTGACAAGCTGATTTCCATACCCTAGAGTAGAGGTATCAGCAAGACAGACAACCCATCTAAGAGAAAAGGATTTATAAAATGGCCCATGAACTTGAAATCATCGACGGCAAGGCTCAGATGTTCTCCGGTGAGAACGAGACCCCGTGGCACGGTCTTGGTACCGTGATCGAAGGTCTGGCAACCTCTGAGAAAGCTCTCGAACTCGCCGGTCTGGACTGGGAAGTCGAACTTCGTCCGCTCTACCAGCCGGTAGGTGATGACAGCTACATCCCCGTCCCGGATCGCTTCTCCACCACCCGCGTCACGGACAACAAGAGCCTTGGAATTGTCTCCAAGGGTTACCATGTTTACCAGAATGTGGAGTCCTTCAGCTTCCTGAACGCTATCACTGATACCGGGTCTCAAGAGGCTATGTTCTCCACTGCCGGGTCTCTCTTCGGCGGATCTCGTACCTTCGTTACCCTAAAGTTGAACCAAGGGTTCACCGTAGGCGACAACGACGCACACGATCTGTACCTGATGTGCACCAACTCCCATGACGGCTCGCAAGCCTTCACTGTCTCCGCAACTCCGATCCGAGCCGTCTGCAACAACACGGTGACTCTCGGTCTTCGGCAGGCCAAGTCCAAGTGGACCCTTCGTCACAAGGTTTCGCTGGAAGGTCGCGTTCAGGACGCTCGTGAAGCCCTTGAACTGGCCTTCAAATACGAGGACGAGTTCGCCAAGGAAGTTGAGCGTATGATGGAGATCGAGGTCCAGAAGGACCAGTTCTTCAAGATCGTTGACAAGATCGTCCCCGAATCCAAGCGTCAGCACGACAAGGACGTGGAAGAGCTTATGAACATCTGGGAGACCGAACCCACCGTCAGGATGGGTGGCGGTGAAGGCAACGGATGGGGTGCATTCAACGCCGTGACCTTCTTTACCGACCACAAGGAGTACCGGACTCCCGAATCCAAGTTCAACTCCATCATCGGCTCCGGTGTCGGTACCGGACTGGCTGAGAAGCTTCGGCCAGCAGCCCACAAGGCAATTCTCGCACTTGCCTAAGTAGTAAATACTAAGCTAAGGTTGGCTCGAAAGGGCCAACCTCTAGTTTGCCCATTGAAACACGACGAAAGGACATTAGTTGTTTTTGCTAATTTCAGGTATCATCATTGCAGGCGTAGCAGTCGTTGCAGCCGCAGTGCTCAAAAGGACCTTCATTGCCGTTCTTGGTGTGATTGCAGCCGTAGTGATGATCTTTTTCTCCACAGTCTATACTCAGGAGGTCGGAGAAGCACTAGTAGTCAAGAACGCTGACGGAACCATTGCCCGAGAAGACATTACTCCGGGTATGGAACTGAAGGCTCCGTGGCAGGACACCATTTCCTTTGACATCAAGGGCCAGCAGGCTCTCTTCAAGCTTGACGGAAAAGCAACCAGTGAAGCAGAACAGGTTGACGGCCCCACCATTACCGTAACCGGTACGGACAAGGTTCCGGTTGATGTGGATATCGCTATCCGCTACTCAATTTCCCCGGACAAGGTTTCCGAGATCTACACCATCTACAAGACTGAAGATGCTCTCTTCCAGCGCCTTATCTCTCAGGACATCAAGTCGGTTGTCAAGGACGCGGCAAACCCCTTCACTGTGGACACGCTGATCGCTGATCGTGCAGGATACTCCAAGGCCATCACGGACGCCCTGAAGACCCGCTGGGAAAAGCAGGGCATCATCGTTGACTCCGTAGCCCTTCAGACCGTACGTCCTCCGCAGTCCATCCTTGACCGAATCAATGCTTCTCAGGCCTCCCAGCAGCAGCTTATTCAGGCACAGGCTGACACAAAGGTGAAGGAAGAGCAGGCCCGCCAGCGAGTGATCGAGGCCAAGGGTATCGCGGATGCGAACAACACCCTCAACGGCTCTCTGACGGATAACGTCCTCAAGGACAAGTACATCGAAGCTCTGAAGAACGCCAAGTCCCTTGTTGTTGTTCCGAACGGCTCAACCCCGATGGTTTCCGCCCAGTAGTTTGCAATACTAAACAAAAAATGGTAGGATGAGTCTAGAAATAGATTCATCCTACCGTTGTTTTAAGGATAAGATTGCTAAAGGCAGACGATCTCACTGTAGTCATTACAACCATTCCGTCACGTAAGGATAGGTTGAGGAAGGCACGTAAAAGTGTTGATGCTCAGACCCTCCAGCCGTATGAGGTCATAGTTCAGACGGACACGGAAAAGCTCGGAGCACCAGCCAACAGAGATGCCGGTCTAAGCCGCGTAACGACCCCGTACGTCGCCTTTCTTGATGACGATGACTACTTCTACCCGGACCATCTAGAAACCCTCTACAAGGCCGCACAGGAGCACGACGCGGACATTGTTTATTCGTGGTTCGACGTGGAGGGCGGGGAAGATCCGTTCCCGCAAAACTTCGGAAAACCGTGGAATCCTGATGAGCCTGTACAGACGACTGTCACGACTCTTTGTAAGACTGAGGTAGTTCGTGCTGCCGGGGGTTTCTCGAATACGGACGGCCTGAATGAAGAAGAGCTAGCCACTTACGCACAAGGGAACACCGTAGGTGAAGACTTCCGAATGGTGACGGCAGCAAGCAAGAACGGTGCAAAAATTCACCACGTTCCCAAGAAAACGTGGGCTTATGTGCACTGGGGAGGGAACACATCAGGACGGCCTGACAGGTGGGAAGCCCCGGAATCAAAGCTTTTAATTATCGTACCTTCGCACTCCCGTCCAACGAGCGCTCATCGTCTTCTAGAGGCAATTGAGATCACCACCAAGTCATCGGTCGAAGTCATCTTTGCTGTTGATTATGATGACGAGACTCTTCCATACTATCCTATCGAGAACACCGTGCCTGTCCGGGGAGGCTCCATGGTGGCTGCGCTGAATGAGGCTGCACTCACTTACTCCGGGGAGTACCAGTACATCGGATTCCTTGGAGACGACACCCTTCCGCGAGGATCTTGGTACACAAAGATCATGCAAGCTCTGGAATCCAAGAAAAACTCCATGGTCTATGGTAATGACCTCATCCACGGGCAGGGACTTCCTACTGCAATTTTCATGGACTCCAACGTGATCCGTTCTCTTGGTTTCATGGCTCCTCCAAGCCAGAAGCATCTCTATGTGGACAACTACTGGAAGGCTCTAGGAGAGAGGACCGGGAACCTGATCTACGTCAACGACGCCATCATTGAGCATCTTCACCCTCTGGTATCCAAGGCCGAAAATGATGAAGTCTATGAAAAAGTCAACTCGCTCTATCATGATGATTTGATCGCCTTCGATACACGCATGGAGAACGAGTTTAGAGACGATGTAAGGAAGCTATCTTGAGTACAGTCTTCAGTGCCGGAACATTCGATCTGTTCCATATTGGTCACGTTCAGCTTCTTGCTGCCTGTCGCAAGATTGCTGGACCGGATGGTAAGGTTATTGTGGCAGTCAACGAAGACGAGTTCGTTGAAAAGTTCAAGAAGGTCAAGCCAACCCTCTCCACTCAGGACAGGATCAGGGTGGTTCAGTCCTGCCGTTATGTGGATCTTGTGGTGCCAAATATTGGCTGGGAAGACTCCACTAAGACCATCGAAGAGTTCGGCCCGGTAGATTTTGTGGTTATCGGTGATGACTGGGCACCGCCCAAGGATTACTACGCCCAGATGAATTTCTCCAAGGAATGGCTTAATTCCAATGAGATCACTCTAGTCTATGTAGATCGCAACACCGGCATGTCCTCAACCACCATCCGAGAGCGCCTTAAACTCCCAGCAATCTCTAAGTAAGCTTGTGCTACACTTGTAAAGGGAGGCCCTGACCCTACAGGGAAACGTCATGCCAAAAAAGCCGGACTATCAGCTAGAATACGTCTACACCAAAAGTCAATTCAAGAGGACCCTATGGTGGTGCCTTGGCATCTATATCGTCCTCAGAATTTTGCGTGGAGTCTTGTATTTCACAGTAGGAACTGCTTTCATGAGTAGTATCCCCGCTGCCTTTATATTCTTCTTCACCGGCATGGTTTGGGGTGTTGCGGCTCTAGCCATTTGGCGATACCGCAGGTCCGTCCGCGTAGATGACATCGAAGCGGAAAGAGAACGGCTCCAAAACAAAAATAACTAGAAAAGGATAATACAATCACATATCTACATGAACTCCTCGATCTCTCTGAGCTTGAAGGCCTAATTGCTGACGGCAGAATCAACAAGCAGGTACACCCTAGCCTCCCGTTGAGCATCTACAATTACACGGCCAAGGCCCAGTACGCTAACGTCTGGACCAAACCCGAACGCGTCTGCCGTGGCCTAATCGTTGAGGATGAAACCAACAAAGTTATTGCCCGTGGCCCGGAGAAGTTCTTCAACTACGGCCAGACCGGAGCGCCTGAGGTCTCGCTGGATACTGAGGTTCAGGTCACCCGGAAGGAAGACGGTTCGCTTGGTATTGGCTGGACCTACGACGGACACTATGGTATCGCTACACGCGGTTCTTTCGCATCCGAGCAGGCCGTCCACGCTACCACCACCAAGCTTGATGACACGGTTCGTCAAGCAATCGATCTGAACACTTCCAAGGGCCGGACCATCATCTACGAGATCGTCTACCCCGGCAACCGAATTGTCCTAGACTATGGTGACCGTGATGAACTTATTCCTTTGGGAGAAGTTGACAACGAGTCCGGCCTCATTGTTGGACGCTTCATGCGTGGTGTTGCTCGTCTTCGGGCTACGCTTGCGGAAGTCCTTGCTCTACAGATTCCCGCAGACGAGGAAGGTTACGTGCTGGATATCTTGGAGGATGGTGTGACAGGTCACATCAAGCTCAAGGGTGAAGAGTACAGGATTCTCCATGGCCTGCTGACGAACACGAACGCTCGCCGGATTTGGGTCCAGTTGGCCGCACGTGACTGCCATAAATTCATCGAGCGCCCGGAGGACTGGGCTTATAAGCTTGGTCACGACCCTGCTGACTTCGAACGAGTTGACGTAACAAAGGAAATTTCCGAAACACTATTGTCAAATGTGCCTGATGAGTTCTATGATTGGGTTACGAAACAAATTGATTCCATCACTGATGAGGTTTGTGATCTAATCATCCAGTCAACCACATTGGCTGCACAGATAAGCCTCATCGGAGACAAGAGGACTCGATATGAAGCTGTAAGGAGTCATCCAATGTGTAAGGAAATCCTCAATTTTGCAGAAGGGAAGGATGAAGCTACACTGGTTACGAAAGCATGGAAGCTGGCTAAACCTACCGGTGACGAGACGCCGTTCAAGACGAAAGAGGACTGAAAGAAGATGACGAAAGAAATCAAACTTATGCGAGGCCTTCCGGCTTCGGGTAAGTCAACCATTGCCCATGCATGGGTAGCGGAAGATCCAGATTGGAGGGTCCGCATCAACCGGGACGATCTACGTTTCTCCTTTTACGGAAAATTCTGGGGACTGTCCGTCATGCAGGAGCAGCACATCACTCTGCAAGAGGAGGCCATGGCGTCTGCGGCAATTAATGCTGGACTCTCAGTTGTAGTGGATGCCACGCACCTGAAGGCCGCTTACGTGAAGCGTTGGTATGATGTTGGGAACAAACTTGGCGTTCCGGTTCATGTCCATGATGTTGACACTGACGTTGAAGAGTGTGTCCGGCGTGACGCCCTCAGGGAGAAATCTGTCGGAGAAGAGGTCATCCGTGACTTCTACACGCGTTTCTATGTCAAGGGCAAGCTTCCCAAACTTCCTCCGAACACACCTTCGGTTCTGGCTGGAAGGGCATATGTTCGGAATCCTGACTTGCCTAAAGCAGTTTGGGTGGACATCGATGGGACTTTGGCTAATCGCGTCCATGATCTGGCACCACAACCCGTCCGTGGACCATTCGATGAGGCCCGAGTGGGTGAAGATGCCGTTATTGGGCACATTGCCGATCTAGTACGGCTGCTTCACAAGGCAGGGTACAAGATTGTCATAATGTCCGGTAGAACGGATGCATGTCAGTTCGAGACGGAGCAATGGCTGATCAACAACAACATCCCTTACGATGACATCTTCATGCGTCCCTTCGGTGACAACCGCAAGGACAGCATCATCAAGGAAGAGTTGTTCTGGAAGTACGTTGCTCCAAAGTACGACATCGAGTTCGCTCTGGACGACCGCCAACAGGTCGTGGATCACACCAGAGAAGTCCTAAAGATTCCGGTTCTGCAAGTCCAGCCCGGAAATTTTTAGTAAAGTTTAGAACAAGATTGACGCAAGAGCAGGTTGTGGTGTAAATTAATGTCACAACCTGCTTTTGCAGTATAATTATAAGATCTAGAGAAGGGGATTTAGAATGCGTGATTTATCAACTCTTGCCAAGTCGGAACTGCCTGAAGGAGATCACAAGAACTCCGTCCTTGACGCCCGATACCGCTGCGACAAATGCGGCGCACAGGCCTATGTCAGGACGACGCTTAACTCTGGAAATGATCTCTACTGGTGCGGACACCACGCCGACGCCTACGAACTAGCTCTTCTCCCCTACGTCAAGGACTGGTACAGCGAGCGGAACCGCCTCATCGAAGACCGCAAGAAAGGCTCAGAAAATTAAAGTAATCGAGTGGGAAGTCGAGAATGTCGAGGCTTATCTGGTAGGTGGCGCAGTCCGTGAGATCATTCGAGGATATCCTGAGAAAGTTAAGGACTGGGATTTCGCAGTCGTAGCCAAATCTTATGAAGAAATGCGTTTCTGGCTGAAGATCAATGGATTCGAAATCTTCCTTGAAACTCCGCAGTACTTCACGATCCGAGCACGTGCCCCCAAAGACAAATTTGTCTTCGCCAACATCGACATGACCGGCAAGACATTTGACTTCACCCTCTGCCGAACAGAAGGTGACTACTCTGATGGCCGTCGTCCCGATGAGGTCAAGCCCGGAACACTTCAGGATGATTTGTCCAGACGAGACTTCACCATGAACGCAATGGCGCTGGATTCCGCTGGAGAGCTTATCGATCCCTTCGGTGGAGAGAATGACATCAGATGGAAGGAAATCAGTTGTGTAGGCAGCACAGAGCGTCTGAGGGAGGATGCTCTTCGAATGCTCCGTGCCATCCGGTTTGCACTCCAGCTTGACTTTGAATTTGACGATGATGTGTGGGCTTTCCTGTACTGGGATTCCAACGCAGATCTGTTGAAGAACGTGGACGAGAACCGAATCCGGGATGAACTCACCAAGTGTTTCAAGATTGACACGATGAGGACTTTGAGTATTCTGTACGATCTTCGATCCATCCGGAAATACATCTTCGAGAACACGGACATCTGGCTCCTGCCCACAGTCAAGGGCAAGTAGTTGTCAACGTTTGGTAAAGAATGGTAGAATAGAGTGGTAAGTCCTCATTAGAGGTAACTACCATAGAAGTGAATAAACATGACACATACTGTAGTCTTGGACACCAGCGTTCTCATCTCATCCGGAAAGAATGCGCTGCATTCCTTCAATTCCAGCGATGTAATTATTCCGCTGGTGGTAGTAAGGGAACTTGAATCCAAGAGGAGTGATCCGGAATTGGGTCTCGCTGTCCGATCTGTCCTGAGAACCCTTGATGATCTGGGGACCGATGGAGACCTCAAGAAAGGTGTCCCTTTGGGGGAGGGCTACGGTATGTTGCGTGTCGAAGTTAATCACGTCAACGGAGTCCCGGAAGAGCTTTCCGGGCAGATTACCAACGATGTCAGAATCATTACGGTAGCATACAATCTTGCCAAGGAACTTGATTCGGTAACTCTGGTATCCAATGACTTCTCTTTGAAGATCCTTGCCTCCGTCGTGGGACTGAACACCAGCAGCATTTCGTCATCTACGGATGAAATCGACGAATACATTCATAGTGTAAAGACTATTGAGGTTTCTCCTTCGATCATCGATGAAATCTACGAAAAGGGTCATGTCAAGCTCCTTGACAAGCTTCCGCTGAACACCGGAGTCATGCTCACAGCGCACACCGGATCTGCGCTTGCTGTTGCCAAGCCGGATTACTCTTTTGAACTGATCAAGGGTGACCTACAGGTTGGCTCCTATAAGGGCCGCAGCAGGGAACAGAAGATCGCTGTCCATCACCTGATGGACTCCAACATCGGTGTGGTGTCCCTGTCCGGTACTGCCGGATCGGGTAAGTCTTTCTGGATGCTCAACGCAGCCTTGAACCTTGTACGGGATTCCCGTACACCGTATGAGAAGATTGTCATCTTCCGCCCGGTCAACCCTGTGGGAGGGCAGCATCAGGACCTCGGATTCCTTCCCGGAACTCTCGATGAAAAGCTGGCTCCGCACATT